TCAATAATAGTAGCTACAGTTGGAGAACATACTAAGAAGTTAGCACCACCTCTAAGAGTTTTCTGGTGAATGATGTTGCTTAACTTTTGGATCTTAGTTCCTAAAGTTTGGAACCATTGACCTTGAGAGTTATAGAAACCTAAATCAGCATCTACAACACCTGTTGAAGCTAAAGCTAAGTTGTTTTGAGCTGACCAGTATTCAGTACCAGCGTTAGCAGATTCGATCAACATATCAAGAATTTCTAAGTCAATCTCTAATGAGATGTACTCACTCATGATAGAAGTCAATTCAGCTTCAGCATCTAAAGAATGGTAAGCATTAAGATCTTGAGCGAACTCAGGAGTCCAAACAGCTTTTAACTTTCTAGTCTTAGCAACAATTGCTTCTGACTGCATTTGAATGTTAATTTCAGGGATTGAGATAGGAGTGTTGTCACCATTAAGGTTGTTGTTTCCATCTTCGAAATCACCTCTTTCGTTGTCTTTAGTCTGTAATAAGTACTCAACTTTCAACGTGCTACCTTCTACAACAGAAGAACTTACAAAGAAATCAATGTTTGAACCATTAACTTTTGTAAACTGTGGGTATTGTGTAGCAGAAGCTGGTAAATCAGCTAAAGCACCTGATAAATAGAAAGCTTTTACACCTCTAGTATCGTAATCAGGGAATGAAGCAACAGGGATTGATAATTTTACAATTTGATCAGAAGCACCTGCAACATAAGATTGAGATACTGAAGAATCAGCTTGTAAGTCAGTATACCAATCAACAGAAGCTGAAGCTACAGTATAAGCTAAAGATTGAGTGTTGTTGATTGAGTATCCAAATCTACCAGCACCATAAAGACCACCTGTAGCACCGTTACCGAATGGAGTATTTCCATCAGTATCACCGTACATAGAATCACCCGCAGTGAAAGGGGCTTTAGTAGTTCCATATTGGAAATCTAAGTAGAATACAAGGCCAGAAGGTAAGTTCATAGGCTGTACAGAAACGAATTCTTTAGCAGCGATTTGACCAAATACTTTTCTAACCAATGGTAAAGCAACACCAGCCCATTGAGCACCAGTACCAGGAGTGAAAGTACCTGAACCAGCACCACCACCTGTATTGCTTTCTTCCATAACCAATTGCTTGGCTTGGTTTTCAAGGATCATAGACATATTGTTTTTCTCAGTCTCATTACCGACACCTTCTAACAAACCAGTCTTGCTCCATTTTGTGGCTAACCTAGCAGCATCACTTTGTAATGACTTGTAAGGGTTAGCGCTTTCTAAAAGAGAATTTAATTGACTCATTTTTTTACGTTTTTAAATTTTAGTTAATTATTAAATTTTTAATTACAGTATTCCAGCTAATTTCTTAAAGCGGGCAACCATTTCATCAGATTCAACAATTGGTTTTTTATTATTTACTTTTGGAGCTGAAGTTATGTTGGAAGCACTACCTTTTGTTCTAACACTTTCACTAATAGATTTATTAGTTGTAATGTTTGATTTAATACTACCATTGATAGTTTCAAATACAAGTTTTACTTCTTTAACTGTTTCAGCTTTATCAAAAGCACCTAATACTTTAACCTTTTGATTTTCTGATAAATTTTTACCACGGAATACTTTGTTTGTGTAAAGTAACTTAGCATTTAATAAATTGATTTCATTTAATTCAGATCTTAATGTTTCAATGGTAGCCATTGCTTCATCTAAATCTTTTTTCATTTCATCCATTTCATCTTTTGCTTCATCCATTTCTTCTTTACCTTCGTCTACGTCGTCGTATCCTTCAGCAACATCCACAGAAGTCATTTCATCGTCTTCTACTTCAATTTCTCCGTCTTCGTCAACGTCAACATCTACATCATCTTCGAATGATTCACCAGCTTCAATTTCGCCGGCATTAACCATATCTTCGATTACGTCTTCGATGAATTTTTTAAGGTCTTCTTCAGACATGTCTTCAAGGTCGATTTCTTCATCTTCCTTGTCTTCTTCGTCTTCTTTTTCGTCCTTCATACCATCAAGATAGCCTTCTTCTTCAGCATCAGTTCTTTCATCTTCGTTGATTTCTTCTGATACTTTCATTTTTTTAAGTTCTTTTTCGATATCGTCTTTAGCGTCTTCGAATCCGTCCTTATAGCCTTCTTGTTCAGCATCGGTACGAGCGTCCTCTTTAACTTCATCTTTTTCTAATTCTGCTAAAATTTCATCCAAGTCCATGTCATTTTCCTCTTTGATCTTACGCATTTTTTCAGTTTCAGTCTCAGCCTTGTTATCAGACTTACGATCGTCACCTTCACGTTTCTCTTTTTTGGTCATGTACTCTTTCTTTTCTGAAATGTCAGCTTCATCTTTTGCTTCATCGATCTCGTCGTATCCTTCATCCACATCTTCTTTTTCCATTTCTTCTAGCTTGCTAGCAAACATGGCTTGAACTTGTGGGGAGAAAGCTTCTTCAAGAGCGACTTTAGCATTTGCTATAGCAGATTCTTTGACTGCTTTAGCATCAGCGATTGCTTCTTTTAAAAAGTCTCTGTTCATTTTTCCTAAATTTTTGTTGGGAAACTACGTTTATTCAAGAAACGTAATGGGGGGTTATAATTAATTTGAGATGCCATATGAAAA